ACCCCGGCTCGATTGGTGTGGGCCGCAATATCAGGAGCACGAGCTCGCGCGTCTCAGCGGATTTTTGCACGCACGTCTTCCGCGTCGATCGGCCAGGACAGGTGCGCGGCGTATCCTGGTTCGCACCCGTCATGGTGCTGATGCGCGATTGGCAGGATTATCGCGACGCCCAGCTCATGCGGCAGAAGATTAGCGCCTGCTTCGCGGCGTTTATCAGCCGGACATCCGACATTCTCGTGCCGACAGGCATGAACCCTGACGGCACGCCTTCGGCCGTGCCGCAGTACAGCAACATCGGCAACCCCGTCGAGGCGTTCGAGCCCGGCATGATCGAGCGGCTCCGCGACGGCGAAAGCGTCACGTTCGCCACGCCACCAAGCACAAGCGACTTCGGTCCGTACAGTGTCGCCACGCAGCACGAGATCGCGGCCGGCATGAACGTGCCATACGAGGCCGTCACCGGCGACTGGTCGAACGTGAATTACTCGTCCGGCCGCATGGGGCATCTGAGCTACCAGCGCGGCATCGAGACCTGGCGCTGGAACATGCTCATCCCGATGATGCTCGATCCGATCGAACAGTGGATCTTCGAGGCCGTCAGCATCGCCACCGGGTCAAGCGAACCGTATGACCTGGAGTGGACGCCACCGCGGCGCGAGATGATCGATCCGGACACGGAGCTGAATTCTGCATCGAAAGCAATTCGAGCGGGCCTCTCCTCGCGGCAGTCCGAGTTGCGCAAGTTGGGATACGACCCAGAGCAAATCCATCGCGAGATCGAAGAAGACAACGAAATCGCCGACGACAAGGGCTTTATCTTCGACAGCGACGCACGTCTAACCACCAACCGCGGCGTTGCCCAGAAGAACGAGCCCAACAAGGCGGCGCCCAAAGCATCGGGCGACACGGGAGGCGGCTTCGGCGACGACGAGCCACCGCAACCTGACCCCGACGACCCCGACGAGCTGGAAGAGGCGGCAGAAGAAGCCGCCTAGCATTCCTGTAAAACAACGAAAGAGGCCCTGGCCATGGTCGAGGTAGTGACCACGCATGCCATGGACGGTACGCGCTCGCTCATCACGAACGGCGAACTGATCCTTTATGGCGTGATCGATCCCGCCGGCTTTTTTGCCGACAGCATCCGCGCGATCGACGTGATCGATAGCCTCGCGGCACTCCCGTCTGGTGGCGAGCTGCTTGTACGCATCAACAGTCCCGGCGGTAGCCTCGACGAGGGCGTAGCCATCTACAACAGCCTTCGCACGGCAAACAAGCGCATCATCGTTCGTATCGACGCGATGTGTGCCAGCGCCGCGTCGGTCATTGCCATGGCCGGCGACGAGATCGTCATGGCGGCCGGCAGCACGATGATGATCCACGACCCGTACGCCAGCTTGCTGGCCGCAGGTTCGGAGGAATTGCGCGCCGCCGCCGATGTGATCGATCAGCAGCGCGAGCAGATGATCGGCATCTACGCGGCGCGCACTGGCGCCTCGCGGGAAGAGATCAGCGCCTGGATGGCGTCCGAGACTTACATGGACGCAAACACGGCGCTGGAACGCGGTTTCTGCGATCGCGTCGAGGAGCCCGCGATGAAAGTCGCGGCCTGCGCCACGCTCAACAAAGCAGACTTGGCACGGCTCATGGCTGCGCCATCCACCGTCCAGACGAAAGGTCTGGTCAAAGCGGCACCGCCGCCCCCTCACAGAACGAGGATAACCATGACTACCAACACTGGCGGCACCCCGACCGAGACTCCGGCTGCCGTTCCTCCCATCATCACGCCTCCTGCGGCTCCGTTTCAGCCAATCACCGGCACGCCTCCGGCGCCGGCTCCATTGCCCGTCTATGCCGCGGCACCGCCCGCACCGGCGCCCGTCGCGCCGCCTGCGCCGATCGATCTCGTGGCTATCCGCCGCGAGGCCGTCATGATGGATCGGCAGCGTGCATTGACCATCCGCGCGGAGGTCCGTCGCGCGCGCCTGCCCGACGAGCTCGCCGACCAGTTGGTCGAAAGCGGAGCGACCGTTGAACTGGCGCGGGAAAAGATTATCGACGCCTGGGCCACCATGCACGAGTCCTCGCCGGAGAACGGCAACGGCTTCCCCCGCGTTCCCGGCAACAGCACCGTCACCGTCGATGCGGCCGAGAAGTGGGCGCAGGGCGCAGCTCTCGGGCTCCTGGCACGCACCGGGCTCAAGGGCGGCGAGCGCAACGAGTTCTCCGGCCTCACCATGTATGAACTGGCCCGATCGGCGCTCAACATGCGCGGGATCAAGAATGGGCACATGGATCGCATGACCCTCGTCGGCACGGCGTTCACCACCATGAACGCGGTCAGCTATCACACCACCTCCGACTTCGGGAACGTGCTCGGCACCACCGCATATCGGGCGATGATGACCGGCTGGGAGGAAGTCGACGAGACCTTCCCGCTGTGGACCGGCAAAGGACAGGCATCCGATTTCCGACCGATCTCGCGCGTTGACATGGGCCTGTTCCCGAATCTCGACAAGGTCGAGGAAGGTGCCGAGTACACGTACGGGACCATCAGCGACACTGGCGTTCAGGTCCAGATTGCGACGTACGGCCGGATGTTCTCGATCACCCGGCAGGCGATCATCAACGACGATCTCGGCTTCTTCGATCGCGTGCCGCGCAAGATGGGCCGCGCCGCCAAGCGCACCATTGGCAATTTGGTCTATGCCATTCTCAATGGGAATCCGACGATGCAGGACGGACTGGCCCTGTTTCACGGTACACACGGCAATCTCGCCTCGCCTGGCACCATAATCAGTGTCACCTCGATCGGTGCCGCGCGTGCAGCGATGGCCCGACAAGCCGACCCCGATAATATCACGACATCCATCGGCGTGATCCCGAAGTGGCTCATCGTGCCGCCGGAGCTGCTCACTCTCGCCAACACGACCATGTCGAGTGAGCGCATCCCCGGCGATCCTGGTCAGATCGCAAACCCGGTGCGCGGCGTTGCCACGCCGATCGCCGACGGCAGGCTCTCAGGTACGGCATGGTACATGGCCGCCGATCCAAATCAGGCCGACACGATCGAGGTCACCTATCTCGATGGTGTCGAAACTCCGTTCATGGATCAGCGGCAGGGCTGGAGCGTCGACGGCACGGAATTCAAGGTCCGCATCGACGCCGGCGTCAAAGCCTTGCACTGGCGCGGGCTTTACAAGAATCCGGGCGCTGCTTCCATGATGTTGTCTGCATCGGAGCTGCGCGCTCTGGGCGTCGAGGTTGCCCCCGATCCGCGCGACCCGCGCAAATAAGCAGCGCGTCACCACCCAACAACGCAAGCGAGGAGAATGAACCGTGAAGAATTTCATCGCGGAAGGCGCAACTGTGACTGCCCCGGCCCCTGCTGCCGGCACCATCTCCGGAAACGCGTATCTGCTTGGCACACTCATCGGCATCGCCAGCACCACGCAGCCTGTTGGCACTCCGACGGCTTTCAGCCTGGTCGGCGTGTTCGAGGTGCCGAAGGTCAGCGCAGAGGCGTGGACCATTGGTGCGGCTATCTACTGGGATGACACCGCCAAGAAGTTTACCTCCGTAGTCGGCACAAATACGCTTGCCGGCAACGCGTGGGCAGCGGCGGCGAACCCGTCTGCGGTGGGTCGGGTCCGGCTCAAGCAGTAAGCTATGGCGGTCGACTTCAGCGCGCTGGTCCTCAAGCCCTGCGAGAATACTTTCGCGCGCCCGATCACCATCTTGCCGTTGGCGTCGATCCCTGGCGGAGCTTCCTATGTCGCGCGCGGCATCTGGACAATCCGCAACATCGACATCGCGCTCGAGGACGGCGGCATCCTGTCGAGCGACACGCTTACCTTGGGCGTGCGCTTGCTGGAGTTCCCCGTCGAGCCGATCAAAGGCGATCAGGTCTACATCCCCGCACACGGCAGCTTGACCGAGATCGGTGTCGTCTCGATCGATGACACCGACGATGACGGCCAGGGCGGCAGCGTTTGGACCGTCAAGAAGGTATCAAACGATGTTATCGCAGCCTACTGGTACTGACCGTGAAAACGCATGCGACAATCATCCGCGACGCAATCATCGCGCGGATGCTCGATCTCGGCTTCACGACGGTACGCTCAAACCCTGCCGGTACGCTCCAGCCGCATGAGCTGCCGTATCTCGGCGTCTATGTGGTCCCAGGCGGCCGATCGCAACCAGAGGGTGACGGCAACACTGGAGGCATCAGCTTCCTCGAGGATGCCGTCATCGCCTTTTCGATTGTCGAAGGCGGCGACCCAGAGACGATCGAATACACCCTCGACAACATCAGCCACCTGATCCAGGAACGGCTGTTCTCGGACGCGACGTTCACCGCGTTCGATCCACCTTTCTGGGAGTCGATCGAGGAGATCACACGCGCGCGCCCGTTTGCGCACGAGGGCGAGACGCATTTCGCCGAGATGCGAATGCACATGACGTTCCGCTTTCGTTGGGATCACTATCCGACCATCACCGACGACTTCGAAAGTCTGCACATTCGCGCTGCTTACCCGACAGCCGATGCGACCGAAGAGGATCGGCCGCAGGTCGTCGCTGAATGGGACATCCCACAAACCTGAAAGGCGATCCCATGCCCGTGAAAGTCTGGCCGGCGTCGGAAGACGCGGTGAAATACATTCGACATCCAATGACCCGCAAGTTCAATGATCTGAACGACGGCATCGACTGGCCGGAGGATCAGTTCACGTTCCGCCGGATCGCCGACGGTGACGTGACCGTCGACCAGCCAGGCGCGGCCAAAGCCGACGACTCCAAGGCGCAAGAGCCGAGCGATCAGGGACGCGAGCCGCAGCCGCAGCCGCCGCCGGATGGACCGCAGCCGGCGCCGCCGCCGAAACCGCGCGCGCGCTAACGCCTCATCCTCAACAACGGCAGGGAGACCGTCATGCCGATCTCGTTCAATGATTTTCCCGCCAACTGGCGGCTGCCACTGTTCTGGCTGGAGGTGGACCCGTCGAAGGCCGGTTTCCCCACCCTCAAGCAACCCGCCTTGATCGTCGGGCAGAAGCTTGCTGCCGGCACCGCACCTGTGGACGTGCCGTTCCCGGTTAGCTCGGAGGCGCAGATCATTGCCGCCGCGGGCCGCGGCTCAATGCTCCATCGCGAGGTGGTCGCCTTCCTCGCCAACAATCGTGCGCACGAGCTGTACTGCCTGCCGGTGGCAGAACCGCCGGCAGGCGTTGTTGCGAGCGGCACCATCGTCGTCACGGCCCCGCCAACGCAGGCGGGCACGCTCTACCTCTACATCGCTGGCCAGCGGCTGCAGGTGCCGATCGCAGCGACTGACACGGTCGACATCGTCGCCGGCATGATCGAGGACGTGATTACGGCGACGCCCGATCTGCCGGTCACCGCGACCGTCGCGACCGCAACAGTGACCGTGACCTGCAAATGGAAGGGATTGACCGGTAACGACATCGACATGCGGGTCAACTACGGCGGGCCGCTTGCGGGCGAGATCATGCCGGCGGGCCTCACCCTCACGGTGGCGGCCAAGCTTTCGGCCGGTACGGGCCAGCCAAACTTCGCCGCGGCCATCGCAGCACTCGGCGAAGAGCAATACGAATACGTATGCCTGCCTTTCACCGACACCACTTCGTTGACCCAGTGGAAAACCGAATACGAGTTCGGCGACAATGGGCGCTGGGGCTGGATGCGCCAGCTCTACGGCCATCTGTTCTCCGCCTATCGCGGCACCTATTCGGAACTCAAGGCCTGGGGGCCGACGCAGAATTCCGGCGTCCTCAGCGTGATGAGCGTCGAGGTGAATTCGCCATCGCCGATCTGGGAATGGAGCGCTGCCTACACCGCACAGGCGGCCCGTCACCTGCTCAACGACCCGGCGCGACCGCTGCAGACCTTGCCACTGGAAGGAATTCTGCCCGCACCAAGGAACCAGCGCTTCCTCACCTCGGAGCGGCAGAACCTCGCCGGCACTGGACTGGCGACGCAGACCACGACGCCGGACTTCAAGGTGCATATTAACCGGGAAACGACGACGTACCAGCTCAATAACTACGGCGTCGGCGACGATGCCTATACCGACGTGACCACGCT